CTCAGATGCCCAACGGACGAGTAAAAGGTTCCCATATATCCATACATATACATATGTATAGGAGAGCAATCCCCTTGAGGGGGATTGACTCTCTGGAAAGCACGCACGCTTGCGCAGGAGAAAGATGAGAAGATTCGGACAAATAGATAAAGCATATTGGTGGATTACTGCTCACAGCGAAAGCGAGCGTGGGGAGAAAACAGCGCTGATACCCATAGCGCTTGCGCGGAAAGAATCGGACTTTTCGCGAGTGCGCCAGATCGTATGGCATTGGTATCGAAGTGAAGTCGCAGGCAATGAAGCGCTATCTATGACAGCTAGATTCGTTGGTTGGGCCTTGTGCGAGCGCTGGAGGTATGAAACTTGGTCATCGCATGATGCGATTAGTTATTATGCCAAGATGACAGCAGTGAATAGGAAAAGCGTTGGGCGAGCGCTAGCGGAGTTGAGCGAGGCAGGGTTGATCTGGATTGTTTTGGAGGGAGAGCCGAAGCGATTGAGGAAGTCCCAGAGCGGTGGGAAGAAACATTTTTTATTAGTTGGTTTGGCTGACTTAGTTCGTGAATAGCGCGAGGAGGTGCGAGGGGGGAGGAGGAACGCGCGAGAGCTTTTAGGGGGGGTTATCTTTTGGAGAAGATATCTCTCACGCGTTCAAACTTATTGCTTGCGGTCAATTATTACTATCGCGAGCGCGGTTAGAAATAACATTACAGCGAATGTTATTGTTACTCCTGCGAATATGTTAATAATTAGTTCAAACATTGGTAGTTTTGGTTAAAAATACTAGTTTATCCTCTTTGTGTAATTTTTCAACATAATTCCTCATTTCATCTATTGAGGGATAGCCTGGCATTTCAAATTCAATTATTACCTTGGTTATTTGTTTCTTGTCGCGCTTTTTGAAGATACTGTCCCAGTTATTGCGTATCTTGTTTATATCTTCTATGCGCCTGCCTGATCCTTTACCCATTAGACTAGATCTCCAATTGTTTGCTCGTAAAAAATACTTTCCGCTATGTATTCTAGTATTGCGTCTCGGTCATCGTCTGGGTGCAAGCCGTAAGTTATAACCATATCTGTTATTTGCTTTTCTAGTAGGCCTTTTCTATCTTGCTCTAATACATAGCTTTGTATGTTTTCTAGTTCTTGCTCGTTGTGTTGCTCGGTGTAGTGATTGCTCATATTGGATTCCTAAATAAATGAAACAGTGCTTTTAATTGTTCTTTGGTTAGATGTCGTAAATGTTTTGGTATGTCCTCTCGCTTCATGTAAGCCTCACAGTTCCATTGGGAGAGACTGTGCCTAGCCTTTCCCCTGTTATTGTTATTAAAAGCCAAGAGCCGTCCTCTAAGAGCCTAGAAGATGGCTCATGCGGATATATTATTTCGCCTTCATGTTTTAGGTTGTCTCTGAGATGCTTTGCATAGCAAAACTCGGCGCGTGGATAACTGATCTTATATTGTTGCATTATCATTGGTTACCTCTGTTTGTTGGTTTACCATTAGGAAAGGTAAGCGCCATGCTAAACGCTTGCCAGTCCTCTGGTGTCATTATTTGCTCTACTTTGTGGATCGGCGTGTTATCTTTTAGGCCGTACTTCTTGCGCAGTTTTCCTATGATGCTTTTGTGTGATTTGTTTTTTGGTATATGCATTATGCACATTTCCTATAATACATATTATCAATAAACCACTTAGCCTCGCCAAGAGTATCTGTAGCATCGTGAGCTTCGTATGCATCATAGATATCACCACTTGCTGGTATCTTTGCTATATTCCAAAATGTATAACTAGCATCAATTCTTTTTATAGAATATCCTCTGTACTCATAAAGTCCTGGTTCTATTTTTCTTGTTTTGTTTATCATTTACTTCTCCAAAGTATGTAAGATTTAATTACCTTACAATACTCATTATACATATATATACCCAATAAGCAACACTATATAGTTAAAAAAGTGCAATTAATTACCTAAAATGTGCAAAATAACCTAAAATAAAGCATGGAAAAGGGAAAACCAGGCAGAAAAAGAAAGCTATCTAATTTAAGTGAAGAAGAATACAAACAGATCAGTCTATGGTCTGGAGATGGCTTAAATGAAAGCCAAATCGCTACATTGCTTAATGTAAATATCTCAACAATAACTAGAGAAAAGAAACGTAACGAGCAATTTGCACACGCTATAAAAAAAGGAAAGTACAAAGCAGTCCAATTAGTAGCAAACAAAGTATTTCAAAATGCGATGGACGGCAAAGAAACAAGCGCGATATTTTTCCTAAAGAATCGCGACCCAGATAACTGGGCGGATCGCCAGGAAGTAAATTACAACCTAGATCTTAAGAACGTTCTCACCGACGCACGCGCGCGCATCATCGATCACAATCCAACGCGCCTGCCCAAGCGAGCGCAAGCGCTGAGCAAAAATGCACAAGCGAGCGAGGGCGAGGGCGCGAATGAATAAATATAGGGTGGGGCGAGTGCGAGGCAATAGTTTTTATTACTCCCTTTTTAACTAATGCAGAGCAGTAGTTTTTACACTCCCTTTTTAACTAATGCAATTACTCTCTCAAGATATCGCATTTGACCCCCCCTTTCGTTGCGTGGCGGTGGTGATATATGTATAACTACTCAACTAAAATTTTTTAATTTTTTTTTAATATGAAATACGGCGTAAAACTAGAAAAGGAATTGATGACCGAACTATGGTCAGGACCAATTAAAGACAACCCAGTAAACTTTGTTAAGTATGTGTTCCCATGGGGTCAAAAAGACACCCCCCTTGAAGATTTCAAAGGACCAAGAAAGTGGCAGGAAAAAATTTTACGAGAAATGGCAATACACATTGAACGAAACAATGTATTAGATCTACCAGAGATGTTTAGACTAGCCGTAGCATCAGGTCGTGGTATTGGTAAGTCCGCACTTGTCGCATGGATCATAATATGGATGTTATCTACTAGACTTGGTTCTACCATAATCGTAACCGCTAACACCGAGCAACAGCTTAGATCAAGAACATGGGCGGAGTTAGGTAAGTGGCTAACACTATCTATTAACTCTCATTGGTTTACCAAAACAGCAACCACGATTAAACCAGCACAATGGTTTGAAGATGCGCTAATAAACGACCTCAAGATTGACACTGGTTATTATTACGCGCAGGCACAGTTATGGAGTGAGGAAAACCCAGATGCGTTTGCAGGCATCCATTCATCTTACGGCGTATGCTTGATAATGGATGAAGCATCAGGTATTCCTTCTCCTATTTACTCGGTCAGCGAAGGGTTCTTCTCCGAACCCACGCGCGACCGCTATTGGTTTACTTTCTCCAACCCACGCCGAAACACTGGGCCATTCTACGACAGCTTTAATTCTAAGCAATCCTTCTGGAAGAACGAGCAAATAGACTCGCGCACGGTAGAAGGCACCGACCAAAAGCTCTTTCAAACGATGATTGAGCAGTACGGCGAAGATTCCACAGTCGCGCGCGTGGAGGTGATGGGCGAGTTTCCATCCGCAGACGATGATACTGTCATACCTATGGGCTTGGTCAAAGCAGCGGTTGATAGGGATGTCTCTCTTGCAGCTAACGCACCTATTATATGGGGACTGGATGTCGCTAGGTTTGGCGGAGATAACTCTGCGCTATGTATACGACAGGGTAACCATGTGATGAGTATTAAGTCGTTTAAGTCTATGGATTTGATGCAGTTATGTGGTGTGATTAAGAATATGTATGACGAATCTACTGCGATAGAGCGACCGCAGGAAATATTAATTGATGTGATTGGTTTGGGCGCAGGCGTGGTGGATAGACTCGCGGAGCAGAACTTACCAGTGCGCGGAGTCAATGTCGCGGAGGCACCATCAAGCAAGAAAAATTATTTAAACTTGCGCGCTGAATTATGGTTTGCGATTAAAGACTGGTTGGTGCAAAGAGATTGCAGGATTCCGCACGATGATGAGTTGGTCGCAGAACTAGCATCGCCTTTGTATAAATATACGTCTACAGGTAAAATAAAAATTGAAAGCAAAGACGAAATGCGTAAGCGTGGAATTAAGTCTCCAGACAAGGCGGATGCGCTCGCGCTGACGATGGCATCCTCGGCTGCAAGTTTTGGTGGAAGCACTAGCTTTTTAGGTTATAATTTCAGACAACCGCTCAAATCTAAAATAATTAGAATAGGATAAATGGATTACAAAGTTGAAGATTTAATAAAAATGATGAACATACAAAATATGGGAACATTGTATCAAAACAAAAATGTACCTTTTGTAGATAGAGTTATTAATCCGCAAGACTATCCAGTTCCTAGTATTTTGGATGAAGCTGGTAGGATGCAAACACATTTTATGTCTGCTACACCAGACAAAGAAGGTAACTGGTTTGCTTATCCAAACATAGTTTTTGAAGATGGTAATTATAAAAAGTTAAATCTAAATGAAGATCAAGCTTTAGAGTATGCAAAGAAATCTGGTAATGTTGTTTCTTTTGGTAAAAATAAAGATGCAGCTTTAGATTTTTCTAAAAATTATAAACCACAAGAGTTTAAAGAATATTACAAAGGACTTTTACAGGAATAAAGTATGGCAAAGAAGTACAACGAAGAAGAAATAAAAGCAGTCGTCCAAGAAGAAACAGATATGATTGATCTTGTAGGCGTGATTAAGTCCGAGATGGATGATGCTAAAGATTTCATACACCAAGTAGGCGCAGAAAGAGCTGAATCAACAGAATATTACCTTGGTACAGAGCCAGAAGGTACTAGCTCTATGCAATCAGAGTTTGTTTCTACAGATGTAAGAGAAAGTGTTTTATTTATGTTGCCATCAATTATGCGTACTTTTTTTGGTACTAAAAAGATTGTTGAATTTGTACCTAAAGGACCAGAAGATATAGAGGTTGCACAACAACAAACAGATTATATTAACTATGTCATACAACAAAAGAATCCTGGTTTCCAAGTTTTGTATGACGTTTTTAAAGATGCGTTAGTCAGAAAGACTGGTTTTGTAAAAGTATTTTGGGATGACAGCGTAACTGCAACAACACACGAATTTACCAACATAGACCCACAATCTTACCAAGCATTAATCATGGATAAGAACGTAGAAGTGATAGAAGAATCAGTCACCCAAGAAACAATCATAACTATAGACCCTATGACTGGCGAAGAAGTTACCCAAGAAATACCAGCAAGTTATGATCTAAAAATTAGAAGATTAAAACCAAAAGACCAGGTATGTATTGAATCAGTACCACCAGAAGAGGTGCTTATATCTAGACACGCGCGCGATATAGAGACAGCTTCTTACGTTGCACACCGCATGATTAAATCTGTGTCCGACCTAGTAGCTATGGGCTACGACCAAGAAGAGATGGAACAGTATGCAGGTTATGGCGGCAGCGCACTTGACCCAGAAAGCTACGAAGAACAAGAAGCAAGAAACCCATTTGACAACATGGTATACCCAGATAGAAACGATGCTGGTGGTAAAGATGTTTTATATGTAGAGCATTATTTATACTATGACTATGACGATGATGGTATTGATGAGCGAATCAAAGTTTGCACAGCAGGTAATGGCTTAGAAGTTCTTAATGTAGAACCATTAGACGAACTACCTATATGTATGTTCTGTCCTGACCCAGAACCACACACAGCAATAGGATCTTGTCCTGCTGATTACTTAAAGCCAATCCAAGCGGCTAAATCACAAATTATGCGTGATACCCTAGATTCTCTTGGTCATTCAATCTTCCCAAGAATGGGAGTTGTTGAGGGTCAAGTAAACATAGACGATGTACTCAATACAGATATTGGTCAGCCAATTAGAATGAGAGCGCCAGGAATGGTACAACCATTTGCTGTACCTTTTGTTGGTAAAGAAGCTTTCCCAGTCCTAGGATATTTAGACGAAGCCAAAGAAAACAGAACTGGTGTATCTAAAGCAAGTGCAGGACTAAACGCAGAAGCCTTACAATCTACAACTTCCGCAGCTATATCAGCTACTATGAGCGGTGCGCAAGGTAGAGTAGAGCTTATATGCAGACATTTTGCTGAAGGTGGCTTAAAAACCATGTTTAAAACAGTCAATAACTTGGTAATCAAGCACCAAGAAGCACAAGATGTCTTTAGATTAAACGGTAAATTTATACCTGTAGACCCAAGATATTGGGACTCAGACAAGGATATGGTAGTCAATGTAGCTATATCTAAGTCATCTGACCAAGAAAAGTTCCAAGTTTTAACAGGTCTAGCATCAAAACAAGAACAAATCATGCAAACACTAGGGCCACAGAATCCTCTAGTGTCAATGCAACAATATGCTAACACCCTAACAAGAATGATCGAGCTAGCAGGCTTCCAAGATGCACAATCCTTTGTGAATACAGAAGTTCCGCCTATGCCTCCGCAACCGCAA